CCACATCGCTTGGCTAATGATGTTTCACAAACACAAGAATGTTCTCATCCTCTGTACAAAACTTCAGACAGCAACTAACTTGGTAAAGAAAGTTAAAGAGATGGTAAAAACCCTCCCAGATTGGATGTCAATAGCTAAGATAACTGTAGACAACAGAACATCCTTTGAACTCTCTAACGGCTCTCAAATCAAAGCCTCGTCCACCTCTGGAGACGCTGGACGTTCAGAAGCACTATCGCTTCTCGTACTTGATGAGGCTGCGTTTATTCCAGACATGGCAGATCTGTGGACTGGTATCTACCCCACAATCTCAACTGGTGGACGCTGTATTGCACTGTCAACACCTAATGGCGTTGGTAACTGGTTTCACACAACTTATGTAGATTCAGAAGCTGGAGTTAATATGTTCTTCCCAACAAAGTTGCATTGGACATTACACCCAGACAGAGATCAGAACTGGTTTGATGTTGAGACAAAAAACATGTCACCCAGACAGATAGCTCAAGAGTACGAATGTAACTTCAATGCTTCTGGAGAGACTGTGATAGCTCCAGATGATATCGACAGAATTCAGCAAACGATCTGCGAACCAAAACATAGGGTTGGGTATGATAGAAACTACTGGATATGGGAAGAATGCCAAGATGGTAAAAAATATATTTTAGTTGCAGACGTCGCAAGAGGCGATGGCGCAGACTACTCTGTCTTCCATGTTCTTGATGTAGACGATATGTCTATAGTGGCAGAGTACAAGGGCAAGCCGAATATAGATGATTTCGCCAATATATTATATTCAGCCGGCAGAGAATATTCAAACTGTTTGTTGGTTGTTGAAAATAACAATATTGGATACTCTGTTTTGGAAAAATTAATTGATTTAGAATATCCAAATCTTTATTATAGTGTGAAGGGAACTAATGAGCACATTGATCAAATTGCCGCCATCGGAAACCAAAGTGCAATTGCAGGCTTTACCACGTCAATGAAAACCCGTCCACTTATTATTGCAAAATTAGAGGAGTTCATTAGAAACAAACTAATTACTATTAAGTCTTTACGTTTGTTGAACGAATTGAAAACTTTTATTTGGTATTTGGGGAAACCTCAAGCTATGAAAGGGTACAATGATGATTTAGTTATGTCTTTGGCAATTGCCTGCTGGGTAAGAGATACAGCAATTATTTCTGCTAAAAGAGGCGAAGAGTTGCAAAAAGCAATGCTAAACTCTATGGTGTACACGAACACAATTCTAAATACAAACATAAGAGGACAAACCGGTTACAAAAAACAACAATCTGCTTTTGAGGCGCCTAAAAATAGCAGCGCTGAAAAACAGAAACAAAACTTAGATAAATTTGGATGGATATTTAAAGGATAGAATATGGCTGATAACAAGAAAAACCCTAGAAACCCGCAAAGCACGTTATACAAAAGATTAACGAGGCTTTTGTCTACTCCGCTGGTTAACAGAAGAACTCAACTACAAAGAAGATATAGTAGAGCATCTTTAGACAAATATAACTTTAACTCTGCAATGGGGCTTGATTTCAAGAAGACATCATACAACCCATATGACAATATGACTGCCAATATTATGGCAAACCAAAATCGATACGAAAGATATATTGATTTTGATCAAATGGAATACACTCCGGAGATCGCATCTGCATTAGACATTTATGCAGACGAAATGACTACCTCTACGAACCTATCTCCAATGATTCGAATCAAGTGTCCAAATGACGAGATTAAATTAGTATTAGAAAACTTATTTAACAATATCATGAACTTAGAATCAAATCTTTTTGGCTGGAGTCGTTCGCTTTGTAAGTTTGGTGATTTCATGCTGTATCTTGATATTGACGAAAGACTTGGAATTAAGAATGTTATATCGATTCCGATTGATGAAGTCGAAAGGCTTGAAGGCGAAGACAAGACAAACCCAAATTATATCCAATATCAATGGAACTCTGGTGGTTTAACTTTTGAGAATTGGCAAGTTGCACATTTCAGAGTGCTTGGTAATGATAAATATGCACCATACGGAACATCTGTTCTAGAGCCGGCTCGAAGAATCTGGCGACAACTTACTCTTCTAGAAGATGCTATGATGGCATATCGTATTGTTAGATCTCCAGAACGCCGTGTATTTTATATTGATGTTGGTAATATTGCACCTCAAGATGTTGAGCAGTTTATGCAGCGCGTCACTACACAGATGAAGAGAAATCAACTTATTGATTCGCAAACTGGTAGAGTTGACTTACGATATAATCCACTTTCAATTGATGAAGATTATTTCATTCCTGTTCGTGGCGGCAATTCCTCTAAAGTGGAATCACTCCCCGGCGGACAATACACTGGTGATATTGATGATGTCAAGTATTTGAGAGATAAGCTTTTCTCAGCACTCAAGGTGCCTATGTCGTATCTCTCTAGAGGTGATGGACAGACAGAAGATAAAGCAACACTTGCACAAAAAGATATTCGATTTGCCAGAACTATTCAAAGACTTCAACGCTCTGTTGTATCAGAGTTAGAAAAAATAGGATTGGTACATCTGTATACTCTAGGATATCGCGGCGATGATCTTATTTCTTATAAATTAGTTTTAAATAACCCATCTAAGATCGCAGAGTTACAAGAGCTTGAACACTGGAAACAAAAGTTTGATATTGCTGGTGCTGCAACAGAAGGCTTCTTCTCTAAGCGATGGATTGCAGAAAACGTCTTGGGAATGTCAGACGAAGAGTTCTTGCGTAATCAGAGAGAAATGTTCTATGACAAGAAGATTGCTTCCATGCTTGAGAAAGCAGCAGAAGAAGTCCCTGCGTCTTCACCCGATACTGGCGCAGCCGGCGGAACAACTGGCGGCGGCGGGCTTGATCTTGGTGGTGATCTTGGTGGTGACGCGCCTCCCGCTGACACCGGCGGTGATGCTGGCGCCGATGCAGGCGGCGGTGACGAAGGTGGTGCTGATGCAGGCGGCGGAGACGAAGGTGGTGCCGAAACAGCATTATTAGCCGCACCGGGCAACAGAGACGAAGAAAGAGATAAGAATGGAAAAGTTTCTAGAGGTGATGGTAAAGGCAGGAGAAAAGTTAAAGCTGTAAAAGATTCAGAAGCCGGTAGGGCAGCAAGAACAAACAGTACAAAAGCAGTAACTTCTCCAATCGGAAGAATGTTTAGAGATCCAGTATCATCAATTGTCAACACCGTATATGAAGCAGAGCAAAAAGAGATCTACGATAAAGAAGAGAAGCAACTATTTAATGTAAGTTATGACTTAAAAATGTTATTAGAAAGTATGGAGCAAAAAGAAGATGAAGTATAACAAAAAAAGAAATACGGCATTTCTATATGAAGCACTTGTCTTGGAGATGACTAAGGCAATCATAAACAATGACGCAGAAAAAAGAGATATCGCTTTAGATATTTTGAAAGAAAATTTTAATTCCAATTCTATTCTTCATGAGGAATTAGATGCATACAAAGCCGTATTAGAAACAAAGGGAGTTACGAAGGAATGGGCAAATACAGTCCTGAGAGAAGCGCAAAGAACTTACCTTTCGCTACACCCGCAACAGGTTTTTCAACAACAAACACATGTTATTAATAGAGTCAATAAAGAATTGGGAAAAGATACATTTAACATCTTCACTCCCAACTACAAATCTTTAGCCACAATCGATCAATTGTTTAGCGTAAAAACTCCGGTAAGAAAGAGAGTTATTTTAGAAACCAATCTGATTGAATCTATGATGGGCGAAGAGAAGAGTATGGCTATCGAGCCAATCGATAATGTAGTTTACAATGTTTTTGTTAAGAAATTTAACGAAAAATATGATTCACTTTTAGAAGAACAGAGAGATTTGTTATATAAATACATTTTCTCATTTGCCGATGATGGCTACGGATTGAAAATATCCATCAATGAAGAAATCAGTAGATTAAAAAATACAATCATTAAAGGCAAAAAAGAAAACCCAGATCTAAAAGAGAGGTTCGATTCTTTGGAGAATCTTTTGGGCTCATTTTCCACGCAAGATGTGGATGATAACATGGTTTTGAAAATCATGCAAACACAAGAATTTTGTAAGGAATTAGAATAGGATGTCAATTAGCGTACTAGTAGGCGATGATGCCATAAAAAAAAGTGGAACTAAGTTAAAAGACTATAAGTTCTCGCTAGATATGCGCCAAACTTTGGGTGGTGATTATGTTGTTTATGATCACCCAGACATTGATATAGTGATAATGCCCAAAATGAAAAAAATTGTAGCATTCCCGAAAGACAGAATTTCAGACTTAACATACGATACGGAGTCTAGACTTTTTGATTATTTGACAAAAAAAGGAATTGTTGCTAGAGATTCTATTCAAGGTGGCAATGTTTATGCTTCGTTGCAGGGACTCTTAGAGGAACCCAAAGCTCCTGCAGAGGGAGACGCAATGGATCCAATCCAGCCCGCACTATTTGGCATTGCTAAGTTCATAGAAGAAGAGCGCCCGCGCTTTGAATATATGAAAAAAATGGAAGAAGAAGAGGAAGATTACTTCACAGAGCCAACAGAAGACAACTCTACTGGGCTAGGCGAAGTACCTCATGCCAGAGAAAAAGGCACAATTCGCCCCGGTATTTACTACCAATCTTACATGCACAATAGATACTATAGGAGATAATAAAGTGAAGCACAAACTAATAATGGAAAACTGGAGACGGTTTGTAAATGAAAGCGAAAATGAATCTGGAGGACTTGTTGACATTTCAGCCGGCCCAGATGTGGTATTACAAGCAGTACCGCAACTATTAGCAGATCCAGAATTAAAAAACATCGTCACTTCCGGAAGAGGGGATGGTGACATACCCGATGAAATAATTGAGATCAACCCAGATGTAAAAAAAGCCTCAGTTCTTCGTCCAACTCAAGCTGAGATCGGATCTGTGCAGAGCCTCAAGGATCAGTCGGAAGACAACTTTGGCAACTTAGATCGAGCCATCGCCGGCGGCAAACTCGGTAGCAAAGCCGGGCTTTTTCCTATATTAGTGTTTCAAAATTTTATTCTAGATGGACATCACCGCTGGAGTCAGTTTATGACAACAAACCCCAATGCCATGGTTGACGTTGCAGAAATCTCAGCACCCGGTGTTTCTGATCCCAAGACAGCTTTGGCTCTATTGCATTATATGAATTTTGCGCTCTTTGGGCAGTCTCCGACAAAAGACTTTCAAGGAGACAATGTTTACAATATGAGTTACGATGACATCTACCAACAAGCATTAGGTTGGATGGCAGAGTCAACAGTACAAAAATTATCAAAAGCCAATCTAATCCCAGAACCAACCAAAGAAGCAGCAGCAAAACATTTTGCTGATAACTTGAGTAAGATTCCGGGGCCGGGGCAATTTTCTAGAACTAAAATGCCACAACCGGGAGATGCTGGATCACCTGATGGATATGCCACAACGCCAGAATTAGCAGCACAGGGGGCTATTAATTATGACGATCCAAAGAAGAGCGACACTGAATAGATAAAATTACATATAGGAGTTGAAATGCAATTATTATGGTTTGTCCTATCCGCATATGGACTAACTCAGATCTTAGTTTATGGATCTATATTTAAATGGCTTAGAAGCCGCACCGGATGGCTTGGAGAATTATTTAGCTGTCCAATGTGTACAGGTTTTTGGGTAGGTGCTCTTTTATTCTGCTTAAACGGTTTTACAGAACTATTTACTTTTGATTATAATTTAGCAAACCTTTTGGTTTGTGGCTGGTTGTCATCTGGTACTTCTTATATTTTTTGTACTGTCTTCGATGATAACGGAATAAAAATAGAGAGGACTAAGAATGAATATTAAAATCTCAAAGAAACGAGCGGCAAAAATCTTACAAGAAGAAGTGCAAAAATTCTTGCAAGAAAATCAAGATATCGATCCAAAGGAACTTAAAGAATATTTGGAACAAAACCTAGGAGGGGATAAAAAATGAAAAGGTGGATGATTCAACCGGTTAGAAGATGTAAAAATGGGTGTTGACAATGAATAAAGTATTATTAAGAGAGTATTATGAATTATGTGAAGGCGGTGTATGTCAAGATATGCTGACTGAAGCAGAAAAGCGTTATGTTAAAAATGGTGGCATGATCTTAACAGGTAAACTCCAAGAAGCCGAGGTACAAAACGGCAATGGAAGAGTTTATCCAAAAAAGATCTTAGAAAGAGAAATGAAAAACTATGCAATGCTAATTAAAGAGAGTAGAGCACTAGGAGAACTAGATCATCCAGATGATTCAATCATTAATCTCAAAAATGCGTCACATATGGTTACGGACGCTTGGTGGGACGGCAACAATGTTATGGGAAAAGTTAAAGTCCTTAACACGCCGTCTGGAAAAATATTGCAACAACTTGTTAATGACGGTGTTAAGTTGGGGATTAGTAGTCGGGCTCTTGGCTCTGTTAATGAGTCCGAAGGACAAACGGTGGTACAAGAAGATCTTCAGCTTATTTGTTTCGATTTTGTTAGCGAGCCTTCTACTCCTAATGCTTATATGGCCCTCCAAGAAGCCAAAAATATCCGAATCGAAACAGACATCTTCGATAAAAAGTATAAATTGAATAGAATGTTAAATGAGATATTAGAGGACTAAATGAACAAGAAAGATTTAAAACAATTAATCAAGCCAATAGTCAAAGAATGCATCAACGAGGTACTACTTCAAGAAGGCGTTCTTTCGTCTATTATTTCCGAGGTTATGATAGGCACACAGGGTGCAATGCTAAAAGAACAAGCTCCTGCCCCTGCTCAAAAGCCAGCCAGACAATTAGAAACAGACGAACAGGCTATGCAGAGGATACAAGAAAGACAAAGGCAAACTACCAGCCAAAAGAGAAAACTTTTGGATGCAATTGGTAAAGATGCTTACGGCGGCGTTGATCTATTTGAAGGCACACAAGCCTTAAATTCTGGAGGAAATCCAGATTCTGGCGCCCAAGCACAGGGAGCACTTTCGGGGTACGCCCCAGATGACGCTGGGGTTAATATTGACGGATTGTTAAATATTGCCGGCGGAGCATGGAAAAAAATCAAATAATTAATAATTATAAAGGAAAGAGGATTACAAAATGTCAGTACACAAATATAATAGCTATGGAAGAACTAGACAACCAAAGAATATGGCTGGTGGTGTTCACGAAGCAGAAATTGCAGCAACAGTGCCCACAGCCGCACCAACCTTAGTCACACAAGGTGTCAGCACAGAAAACCAAAGATATCTTCATATCTTTCTGAAAAACACACAAGCATCAGCAAAAGAAGTTACTGTATGGGGCTATATTCATGCATTTGGAGAATGGTTTGAATTAAAGAACACTGCAGGCGCCGCCATTGTTGTGACATTACCATCCGGCGTCGGAAAGAAAGCTTTTGCAGTTCATGAAATTGCTGGCGTAGATCGTGTATATTTTCAAAGCACTGGTGGCAATGCCTTCGTCACCGCCGACACAGCCATGGCAGCAGGCTCCACATTCCAAGGATCATAATAGGACTATAATGAAAAAGAAAACTAACATCAAAGTGACTCCGCGAAGAAAAGAGTCGCAAGAACGGATGATAAAAAGATTTATTAAAAAATGCAAGAAGCAAGGCATCATTGATGAAATCAAGGATCGCCGTTATTTCAAATCAAATTCAGAAAAGCGCAACGAATTAAAAAGAAAAAGAAAGAGAGCAATTGCAAAAGCCAAAGAAAAAGGCAAAAGATGAACTATTTACAATAAACAGTAAATAAGAGGTTGTTTTAATGTCAAATACTACAAACTACGGTTGGGCTTATGTGCATCCAACGCTCGGTATCGGGTTAACACGCGGCCCAGAAAATTCCATAACTTTTCAAAATTCGCCAACAGCAGATATAGACACAAATGGAATGGGACAAGCATCCGGTTCTGAAAATTTAACTTTTAATTCAGATACAGATGTTCTTACACTGGCAGGTTCTGCAGATTTTACCGAAGGGGATTCTACTAAAGCCCCGCTCACAATCAAGCAAACTGGAACCGGAGATATCTTTCGAGCATTTGATAACACAACAGAAGTGTTCACAATCTTAGATGGCGGTAATGTTGGGATTAATAAAACCAATCCGGGCTATAAACTAGAAGTTAATGGAGATGGATATTTCCAAAGTAATCTCACCGTAAATGGAAACTTAACCGTTAACGGTACAAATACAATTGTTAACTCTACGACAATCGAACTTGATGACAAGAATATTGAATTAGCCAAAGGTGTTGGAAACAACGCTGCTGTTAATGGTGGTGGTATTACATTAGTTTCTACAGAAGGCAACAAAACAATCACATATGATAATTCAGCAGATTCTTGGGATTTCAGTGAGCATGTTAGAGTAGCAGATGGCAAAAATCTTTTAACAGACGAAGTGAGATCAAGAGACACTTCTGGGCTTACCGCACACGCACTGCAAGGCAACTTAAATCTCAAAGCAACCTCCACCGATGCAGATATTATCTTTACAGTTGACGATAATGGAACAGATTTTGTTGCTTTGACAATTGACGGCTCTGACAATGGCTCTGCTCTTTTCACGCCAAGAGACGGCGGATTTTTGAAAGTAGACGACGGCGGAGCGGATGGATTTACAAAGATTCGAAATGGTAGGCTGGAGATAGAAAGAAACTCTGATGATCCTGCTATTGATCCGTTTTTAGTGTTTAGGCGCTCTAGAGGAACCGAAAGCTCCAAAGCGCTAGCTCAAGATGGCGATGATTTGGGCTCACTTATATGGTATGGCTACGATGGTGGCACTGAACGCACCGGAGATTATCAGCCATTTGGAGAATCTGCAGCAATTGTTGTGGAAGCAGATGCAGATCATGGTTCAACTGGCGGTGTGGCTGACACAACAGACTCCCCCGGTAGAATTAAATTCCAAACAACTGCAGATGGAGCAGACGCTTCTGCTGTAAGAATGACTATCAAA